GTCAAGCTCCCCGGACAACAGGTCCAACTCATCCTGTATGGCCTTCTGAATGGCGGTGAACTGGAATACTTTCCATGTTCCGTCGCCTACGGGGATGAGTGTGAACTCGGACACACTGTTAGGTGCAGGGTCAACCACCACGGAACCAGTAATCCCCGTGCCGAGCGTGACCGTGTAAGCGCCGATATGGTTTTGCGTGAGTACTACTGTCACCGGGTGATTTGTAGGCCACTGTGGGTCAACCTGAACCGTGTAGTTAGCGTCCAGGGTGTGACGCTGAATCTCCACCTGCCCTGTTTTGTTGTTGATGTAGGTGACCATCTCATCAACGTAGGCTTCCGCGTTCCCCAAACCGTTCTGGTATTCGGTAATCGCGTTGGTAATCCCGTCGTTGAACGCGGGAACCAGGACAGTGTTAAGCCACTCGCGCATCTGTTCAAGCTGGGACAGGTACGTTACGCCGTCCGAATAGGTGAACGGGGTGATGTTGGTTAGCGGCGCAATCAGGTACGGGAAGGGTTGTGCGTTAGTAAAGACCATAATACGGGTATCTCTTTCCGGAATAGGAATCGGCATTGGACGTAATCAGCATGAACAGTTCCTGTAATTCATTGATGACCATCATATCCACGTTCACCAAGGCCTGACGTGCGGCGAGTATGAGCATGGCGCGCTGACCACTGAAACCTGTCTGTTCATTCTCCACCGAACCGGTTTGTGATTGCGTGGAGTTTTCTACGCCGGTTCCGGTGGCGGTGGTTTCGGCAACGTTGTCCTGCCCGTTACTGGCGTAGTCGCCGTTACCGGAGAGCATGGTTTGTGGGAATTCGGAACCAATGGCGCGCGCCTTCGATTCCGAACCTGATTCAGTGTTGGACGTTCCGGTGGTTTCGTTGGTTGTGTCCTGCACGATAATGGATTTCAATCCCACGGTGGAGAGCGGGTCCACCGTATCCAAGCCAAGCTTGTAATGTTGGTTATAGAGCGGCATGATTTCGTGCATTTTCCGGCGAAGATTAAACCGGAACTGAGAAATGGTTTCCTGTCCAATCTCACGGTTCCAAAAATGGTTAATAATCTTCTGGTTCAAAGCGTCCCGGTAATCTTCATCGAAGATCGGGTAATCATCCAAACCGATATTCCCGTTCTCAATCCGGTGAACCTCATACAGTTCAAGCGTAAACCTAGCCAACGTTTACACCTCCCATTGGTGCGAGTGCGCCGCCCATTTCATCCGGGGCTTCCGGTGGTTCCGAATCGGTGTTGAACTCCACCTGAACATTCAACGGAGTGCCGTCGGCGTAGGTGAATTTCTTGTTGATGAGTTCGCACGCGAGTTTCCGCGAATTCAAGGCGATACCACGGGTGGCGAACACCTGATCATCGTTCGCCGCCACTTCATCAGCAACCAGTCTTTCCTTTTTGTCCTGGTTGGCATTGTTGATGCCGAGCATGGTCATTGCCTGATTCCACAACTGGGAACGCGCGATTTGCAGGTTGATGATACCCACCGGGTCACCACCCAAATCGAGCACCTGAACGTTGGAGGGGTCAAGCGCGTTTTCCTGCCCCTTGATGACGGGAACGCCCTCGTCAATCTGACGTGACAGGTTCTCATACGAGAGCCGGGTGTTTTCGTTTGCGTACACCATGCGTGGCTGACGCAAATTCATCGAGTTAATTTCGATGGTCCGGTCAAGTGTCGCGAGACGTTTGGAGTAGTAGCGCACAATGTCATAATCGGGGGTTCGCATCATGTTCGCCCAAATAGGTACACAGTCTGTGGCGTTAATCCGCTTCGATGTGTACTTGTTCCCGTACGTGGTGAAAGCCACCGGATTGTCATAGTGGTTCATCCCGCCGACCGGCGCACCAGCCAACGCCAAATGCCGGGCGAAATCCTGGTCTTTGTAGAACACCACGAGTGCCTGACGGAACAACTGTAATTCGAGGAACCGGGGGTCAACCGACTTGGGGAGGTTGGTCCACTTGAACCTGTTCATTGCCAGTTCGGTGAGATGCCGCAAATACATGGATTCTGCCATGCGCTGGTCATCATTCACCGGGTTATGCCGGAAACCATTCCCAGCCAAATGAGGAAGGTAAAACCCTTCCCAAACAAGATCACGTTTCTTAGCCATGGCTACAACCTTACGCCAGGGAGCGGGTAGTTTTCTCCCATGTCCACAAAACCAATGTCAGCGGGGTTCGCCCACACGGTCACACCTTTTTCGAAAATTCCCCGGATGATCTGTTTGAACGATTCCGGGCACCGGGAGCCGGTGATGTAGGTTTCTTTGAGCTTCCAGTACGTGAAGCGGTCCATGACCTGAAAATTGGAGGGCATGCGCCCGAACCTGTTGACCGCGTACCCGTACCGCAACCAGTATTCCCCGATAACGGTCATGGCCGCGTTTTGCAGCATCTTGACCTTGATGTCATACCCCCATTTGTAGGCGGCGAGGTTGAATGCATCCCCGCCCATCTGTCCACTGGTGGTGGGTTGCGTCAACCGCGCATCCTGAACACGGGCACCGATGCCGGCAATCTGGTTTTGGTAGTCACCCTTGGCCGCGAAATCCGCCAACGATTTGTTGGTGTCGCGCATGTAGGCGGCGGTATCATTCTGCATCCGGTTACCCGTCGCACTCGCGTTATTCGACACGGCGAGTGCCGCGTTACGCTGACCAATGGACACGGTTGCACCCATCGCCGCGTTCGCACCGGCGGCAATCAAACCACCGGGACCACCAGCCGCGCCACCCACGGTGGACTGAACACCCCGGTACACGTCAGCCAAGTTCGAAATGTCAGCCTGTGCCGTGGCGGCGTTGATGCCAAGTTGGTTCAAACCCTTGGACAACTCCATCCCCGCCGTGACCTGATCATACGAGTTCTGGTTACCCTGCAAAGCTTTCTGCTGGGACCATTCCGCGCTACTGTGCTGGTAGGCGATGCCGTGCGCGTTCGACGCCATGTAATTCAGATACCCATTATTAACCAGCGCGAACGTCGGGAAGTTGAAAATACCCGTCATCATATCGAAGAATTCGCCGCCGTCGTTGAACACCCCGTAGGCGTCTGTGGTGGGGTCCGGTCCTGGTTGCGCGGCGTTGTAACGGTACGGGTAGAACACCAGCCGGGCACCGGGTTGCGCGAAGTGCGGAACCTCAACCACCGTGGCGTGTGAATCCGACCACGATTCCGGTTTAATCACCAAAGGGGTACCCGTGTAACTGGTCATTTCCAACACCAGATAAGGGAAGGTGAAAAACTTTTTCAGATTCCAGTAACGGCGGGGAAGGAAATCCAACAGTTCATTCCGCCAATTCGCCTTCATAACTGTTTTCTTGGTCCGCATACTGCCGTTACCGACCTTGTACACTGCCACACCCTCAATCACGGTAGACACGGCATTGATGCCGTAGTCACCGAAATCAGGAATCGCGGTGATATTGGAAATGCCCTGCGTAACCCATGGACGGTCAGAGAACGCTTCCATAAAATTCATGAAATGATCCACGTCAGCGAACACATAATTCTCTGCACCGGAGGGCAGGTTCTCAAACGTCGAACCTTTCGCCGACACCAGCTTAGGACTTTCCACCGTGCCGGGATCATCCGTCAGCGAAACTGTAGACGTTACCAGGATGCTGAAATTGTCATTCCCGCGCGCCGACGCAATATCGCGTTTCCACTGGTCCACAATCTGGTATTCCCCGCCAATATCCAAGCCTTCCGGAATTGTCAGGTATTCGCGCCCGTTATCGCTGAACTGGTTTTCGTTCGCAATCCCCACATGGCCGCGCTCGATATAGCAGTTCCCGAACTGGACACTGAAACCGAATGTCTGCCACACATCCAACTGGACATAGATTTCCGTGGTGTTCGGCGCGGCGGGAACCACATCAGTAATGAAATAATAGTAGGTGCGTGCATCGTCACCAGCCGGTGACATGGGATTAGCGGCGCGCAAATAGTTGAACTCGAACACATCGGTAAACGGCGCATCAACGCGAATCGGCCTACCTACACGCACGGGAGCCATTTTCGTGAACTCAATCGTGGGTCCGGCGTTCTTCGAAATGTAGGTGTCCAGCGCGTTCTGGTTCTGGAAACGTACAATATCGCGGTAGTCCGAATTCCATGGAACATTCGCGAGGGTGACAGTGGTTCCGGGGTTCCACTGCGCATAATTGAAATCGTATCCGGCGCTGGTGACACGGGCGGGGGTTTGGGTTATCGCGCTCACTTGTTTGCGATCTCTTTCACAATGCGGAGTGCTTCCGCTGAATTCTTTTCAGCCTGAACCGCCTTGTCACGGATAGCGCGCAACAGCGCGTAAGCATCATCGCGTTCAAGGCGCTCATTCTTGTACGCCCAAACTTCGCGTGCCTGTTCTCCGGTGTTTGCCACGGTGTTTTCCTTTACGGTTGGTTTAATGATATAGCGGGGGTTTATCCTACCGTACCACTTCGCGTGAACATCCCATTTGTCGGGGAGGATTTCAAAATGCAAATGCGGTCCGGATGATCTTCCGGTGTTCCCGGTTTGCCCGATAATCTCGCCTTCCCTCACGGTGTTACCGGGGTTCAAACCTGTTTGGTTGAGGTGCGCGTATACGCTCGCGTAGGAACCGTGGTCAATTACCACCACGATTCCGGCTGACTGGTCACCGTTTGCGGGTCCGTCAAAATCAATCGCAATGTAGTACGGGTTAGGCCATCCCATGCCCTGTGACCAATTCGCATACAGCACTTTTCCGGCGGCAACGGCGCGCACGGGGGTTCCGATAGGGACGCCGAAATCCATTCCGGTGTGTCCGTCTGGTTGGTAATCAGGGTTCGGGTATGCACCGAATTCCTGTGTCACGGTTCGAATATCTACAGGCCAAATAGTCATGCACTAATTGTAGGCATAAGAAAACCCCCAGCCAGGGGACTGGGGGTTTTCTCAGTGCGCCACATGCACTATCACCTGGGCCGG